AAACCCGTACCCGGAGGTGGCTGAATGATGCCATCTCCCCTATCGTTAAGCGCGATGACGTCCAGAGCTTCCTCACACGCGCCCGCAACATGCAGGCGCTCCAAAAGAGCGAAAAGCGCTCTGTCACCGGCGCCGATCTCCTGGTGCCCGATGTGCTCATCGGTATCCTGCGGGACAACATGAACCGCTATTCCAAGCTGATGAGCCTGGTCAACCTGAAGCCGATCGCCGGCACCGGGCGCCAGCGAATCGCCGGGACCATCCCTGAAGGCGTCTGGACAGAAATGGTCGGCAAGATCAATGCGCTGGCCATCTACTTCAACCAGATCGAGGTCGACGGCTACAAGGTCGGCGGATACATCGCCCTGCCGGTCAGCCAGCTCGAAGATTCCGACATCAACCTCGCCGCCGAGATCATGGACCAGCTGGGGCAAGCAATCGGCATTGCGCTGGACAAGGCCATCATCTTCGGCACCGGGACTAAAATGCCGATCGGTATTGCCACCCGCCTGGCGCAGACCGCGCAGCCGAGCGACTGGGGTGCGGATGCTCCCACGTGGACTGATCTGCACAGTACCAATATCCTGAAGCTGAACCCGGCCAGTTATGCGACCAACGAGCTGTTTTTCGCGGCCCTGATCCTGTATCTGAGCGTGGCAAAGGCCAATTACAGCGACGGTTCCCGCTGGTGGGCGATGAACACCAAGACGTGGAACATGCTGCTGAGCAAGACCGTTACGTTCAACGCCTCCGGTGCGATTGTGGCTGTGCAGAACCAGACAATGCCGATCATCGGCGGGAAGGTTGTCATTCTGGAGTTCATGTCCGACTACGATGTCGTGGGCGGCTATGGTTCGCTCTATCTCTTGGCCGAGCGCGCCGGAATGAGCCTGGGATCCTCGGAGCATGCGCTGTTCTTTGAAGATCAGATTGCCTACAAGGGCACCGCGCGTTACGATGGAAAGCCTGTGTTCGGGGAAGGATTCGTGATGATCAACATCAACAATGCGGATCCGACCACCACCAAGACCTTCAGCGGAGATGTCGCCAATACCGTGGCCACGCCGTCCGCGTTGCCTGTGGCCGGAACGTTCGACACGTCCATCCAGGTGTTCCTGAGCTGCGATACGCTGGGCGCCATCATCCACTACACCACGAACGGCAGCACGCCTACTGCTGAAAGCGCCGCGTACAACGGCCCGATCACGCTGACGGCGACCACAACCATCAAGGCCATCGCCGTGAAGGACGGCATGACGAACTCCGCGGTGCTGTCGGCGGCCTACACGAAAAACCCTTAATGGCGCGTCTGTCGGGGCTGACGATTGGCGCGCTGACTCTTACGCCGACGTTTGACGCCGACGTTTACGAGTATACAGCCGAAACAACAAACGCCACAAATACCGTGACGGCGACGCCGGATACGGGATGGGGCGTGCTGGTATACGTGAACGACGAGCTGCATGAAAACGGAACGGCCGCGACCTGGGAGACCGGAGAGAATACGGTACGGGTGGTACTCACGGATCTTGGATCGCCGGTATCGCCTGCGACCGAATACACCGTCACCGTTACCAAGAGCTAAAAGAACAGCGTTGGGTATTGCTGGCCAGGTATATTTGCTTGGCCAGCAATACCATTACGGGAGGGGGAGTATTAATTTGGCATTCACGAGCGAGATGGCGCTGGATCTGGTAAAGGCGCGGCTGAACATGCTAGCGGCCAACACGGCGATGGATGCCTATCTGCGAAGCCGGATCGACGCGGCAGTGGCGGAGTTGAGACGAACCGGGATCGTACTGGATGACGAAAGCCCGGATGATCTCATGTTATGCGTGGATTATGCAGTGTGGCAGTATCAAAACCGCGATTCGGGAACCGCGATGCCTGAATGGCTACAATTGCGCAGACGTGAGCGGTGGCTGGCCCAGCAGACTGTGGAGAGTGAAAGCACATGATTCTCGGTAACGGTATATGCTCGATCTTCTTTCGGAGTGCCCGTGCGTTTGTGCTGAGGTATCAGTCCTGGTACGGCGAGCTTTCTTTTGAAACGCAGCCGTATAAAGACAACGTGAATAATGGTGTACAGAACAGCGCACGCATCCGGGTGCTGCAGAACCGCGAGATCATCCGGGGCGATCAGGTGCTCCTTCGCCAGGCAAACTCATTATCGGACGAGGAGGCATATTACTTCGTGGAGCGGGCCTACCACGGACTGGATGACGACAACGGGCAGCCGATTACAGACCTGACGCTGACGTTATCCCTTATGACCGATCGCGTGACGTTAATCGAGGGTGTTGCAGTTACAGACAGCATGGGACCCACATCCACGCAGCCAAGCGCCACCGGGCGGCGAATTGTGGCGGCGGAGGTGCAGACGATCAGCACCGAGGAGCGTTACCAGGCAATGGCTTATGGTGAAAAGCCAGAGGTCCGTGCATTGATCTATGCGGACGAATATGCAGACGAACCGTTCGTCCTTTTGGATGGCAATATATTATGCATTCAACGAAAAGAAAAAAACGGCATTCGGATTGGAATAACCTGCGAGAGGGCGAAGGCATGAGATTCGATTTCTCCGTGGATGGCGGCGAGGCGATGCGCGAATACCTTGAACGCTACCGAGGCGTGACGGAGCGCCGCGGCGTGCAGAAGGCGATGGAGTACGCGGGCGACCTGATCGCACAGGCGGCCAAGCGGAAAGTGCACGTGCTGGGCGGCGAGACGCGGGAGAACATCGGCTATCGGACAACGGCGGGCGCTAAGGCGATCGCCGTGACCGTAACAAGCGGTAAATCCCGCAACGCGGGGCCGCTTGAGCACGGGCACGCACCCAGCGGCTGGTACACCGGCGACCGGCCGGTGCTGCCGCAGCCATTCATGTGGCCGGCCTTTGAAGAGAACAAGCGGGACGCCTACGACGTCATCAAGGCAGCCGTGGCGGAGGCGGTGAGGAAACCGTGAGCACTTACCTGGAACTGAAAGGCATCGTGGAAAGCCAGGGCATTACCTGCAGCACGCTCGCCATGCCGTCCACCGTGGACACCTATGCGGTGATCTGTATGCCTACGCACCAGGCGGAGCAGTCCGGCGACGACCGCCCGACGCTCTACGGGGCGTACATGCAGATCGATCTGTTCACCACCGGTGATGCCGACGCCAAGGCACGCGGCATCGTGAACGCCGCCATGGCCGCCGGGTACGTGTACCGCGGCCGGAGCGACGATTTTCTCAACGACCGGCAGCACGTAACCATTCGACTGATGAAACTGGAGGAGGGATAGAATGCCGAGGAAAGCGACGGCGGCCGGGCGTGAAGAGAACCCGGAGCCGGCATTCCGGTTCACCGGCGAGCTGAAATACGGCATGCGGGGCGACAGCGTGAAAGCGCTGCAGGCCGCGCTGAAGCGGAAGGGCTTCCCGTGTGCCGCAACCGGGAGCTTTGGCACGGGCACCGTACTGGCGTTGCGACGGTTTCAGCACACCCGGCAGCTGCCCGAAAACGGCATCTTCGGGAAAACCGACTACGAGGCCCTGATGAAAGGCTGATCCACAACAACCAATAAGGAAAACGGAGGGAACCAACGATGAGTGAACCCATTCTTCTGGACAAGGTACTGCCCGTGGTGGGCATGCGGGAGCTGGTGTACGCGGTGCTTACGTCCGACACGGACGTCGGGGCGGTGTACGACACCGTGAAACGGGTGCGCGGCGTGCAGAGCCTGAACTTCACACCGCAGAGCGGCCAGCAGCAGAGCTACGGCGACGACGGCACCTTCTGCATCGTCAACGCCAACGGCGACGCGGACGGTGAGGTCGACCTGAACACCATCCCGTCCGATATGGCGGTGGACTGGTTCGGGCATACGCTGGACGCCAACGGAGCCGTGGTGCAGAGCCCCGACGATAAGGTGAACCCGGTCGCGATCGGCTTCCGCGCGGAGAAAAGCAGCGGCGGCGACAAGCTGGTGTGGCTGTACAAGTGCATTCCGTCCGCGCCCGAGAAGGCGTTCAAGGGCAAGGAAGGTACCAGCGTCACCATCCAGAACAGCAAGGTCAAGTTCAAGGCCATCGCCCGTGACTACGACCGTAAAACTTTCATCTCCGTGGACAGCGACGCGGCCGGCCTGGCGGCCTCCGTGGTCACCAACTGGACGAAGGCGGTCTACGAGCCTGCCGACACAAAGACCGTCGACCCCTGATCCAACCTGACGATGAACCGGAGCGTGAGCCTTTCACGCTCCGGTTTTCTAAATCCGTAAACGGAGGATGACCCCATGAAAATCACGCTGAAACTGGACGGCAAGCCCTGCGACTTCTTCGCGACCGTGACCGCCCGCAAGGGACGCGAGGCGTACGCGCTCAAGAAAAAGATCGTCACCACGCTCAAGGAGAGCGGCGGCGAGTATCCCGACGAGCTGCTGGACGACATGACGGGCTTCGTGGTTTCCGCATTCGACAACCAGTTTTCCGCCCAGCAGTACCTGGACGGCTACGAGGGCTGGTTCTTCGACACCCAGCAGATTATCGACAGCATCATGAACGACGTGGCGGACGCCCTGAACGAAGGCTTCCCAAAAAAGACGACGCCCCAGCCGGAAACGAAGGCGTAACCGACTGGGGCGACGTGTTCGCGGAAATCTACCTGCGGCTGATGAAGGACGGCTGGACGCTGCCGGAGATCGACAGGATGGACCTGTGCTACTTCCTGCGCCTGATGGGGCATCGGCTGAAAGGCGAGGCGGCGGGCCTGCCACAGCGGGAAGAACCGCAAACGGGCGACCGGGGACTGTACATTGACCAATTCGGACTATTCTAGCGAGGTGAGACGGAAATGGCGGCGGAGGAAGTCGTAGGCAGCCTTGCGGTCAAGCTGGCGCTGCAATCGGGGAGCTTCGACGCGGGCATGAAGCGCGTGGGCACGGAGCTCAAAAGCATCGACAGCGGCTTCAAGGCGAGTGCCGCCGAGGCCGCCGCGGCCGGGCAGAAATTCGACACGCTGGGGCAGCAGCAGGCGGCGCTTGCGCAGAAGCTGGCTGTGCAGCAGGAGGCGACCGCCGCCTATCGCGGGCAGCTCGACCAGCTCCGGGCCAAAATGACGGCGCTGGGCTCGACGCAGACCGAGCTGAAGGCGAAGGTGTCCGCCGCGAAAAGCGCCTGGGAACAGTCCAAAAACGAGCTGGCAGCACACCGCAAGGCCGGCGACCTGACCGGGGAGGAGCTGGAGCGGCTTTCCCTGCACGTGGAAGAGCTGGGCAACGAGTACAAGGCCCTGACCGCGCAGGAGAAGCAGGTGGACGCCAACATGGCCTCCCTGCAGGGGACGATCTCCCGAACGGAAAACGGGTACAACAACCTGCGCCTCCAGACCGCCCAGACCCGGCAGGAGCTCAACCGCACCGAACAGGAAATCAAGACGCAGACCAGCGCCTGGAGCAAGCTGCAATCCGCGGCGGAGAAGGCGCAGAAGCCGCTGGAGAAAGCCGGCAAAACGCTCAACACCGTGGGCAACAGGCTCACCGTGGGGCTGACTGTGCCGATCACCGCGGCGCTGTACAAGGCCGGCGACGCGGCGATGGACTACGAGGACCAGCTGGCAAAGATCGCCACGGTGGCCGACACCACGGAGAAAAGCGTCGCCCGGATCGGGGACGAGCTGCTGACCGTCAGCGATGATACGAACACCGCTGTTTCCAGCCTGGCCGAAGCGGAGTACCAGGCGCTGTCCGCGGGCGTGGCCACAGGCGAATCCACGGCGTACATGGCGGTCAGCGCCAAGGCGGCCAAGGGCGGCTTTTCCGACCTGACGGTGGCCGTGGACGGCAGCACCTCGGTGCTCAATGCCTGGAAGCTGGAAACGTCCGACGCGACCGACGTGTACAACAAGATGATCGTCGCCCAGAACATCGGCAAAACGACGCTGGGCGAGATCGCCGGGAACATCGGCACCGTGGCTGCTACGGCCGCGGGGCTCAAGGTCAGCTATACCGAGGTGCTGGCCGCGACGGCCGCCATGACGAAGGGCGGCCTTTCCACCAGCCAGAGCATGACGATGCTCAACCAGGTGCTGGCGAACGTTCTGAAACCTTCCGCCGAGGCGCAAAAGACCGC